AGACCCACTTGAGAAACGAGGCGCTGACCAGAACTTATGGATTTGGGAACCCGCTGATTATTCAAGATCCTATCTTGTGGTCGCTGATGTGGCTCGTGGAGACGGGAAAGATTATTCTGCATTCCACGTTATTGACATTGAAACAAATACACAAATAGCAGAATATAAAGGTCAAATTGGTACTAAAGAATATGGACACCTATTAGTAGGTATAGCTACTGAATATAATGAAGCTTTACTTGTAGTTGAAAACGCCTCTATTGGTTGGGCAACTATTCAAACTATTATAGATAGAGGATATACCAACCTCCATTATTCAACTAAAGGTGATGTAACAAGAGCAGACTCATACTTTGATAAATACATGGATACAAGTAAAATGGTTCCTGGTTTTAGTATGACCTCTAAAGTTAGACCTATGATTATAGGCAAATTCCAAGAATATATTTCAGATAAAAGTGTAATTATCCAATCAAGTAGATTAATAGGAGAAATGAAAGTATTTGTTTGGAAAAATGGACGTGCTGAAGCTCAACAAGGATACAACGATGACTTGGTTATGTCATTTGGAATTGGTATGTTCATGCGTGATACGTCGTTTAAATTTAGACAACAACATTTAGATGCAAGTAGAGCAGCTTTAAATAATATGTCTTCTAATAGAACTGGGTTTGTAGGAGCTTATGGTAATAATCAGGTCCAAAACCCATATCTACAAGATATAAAAGGGAATAAAGAAGATATTAGCTGGCTACTTTAATCAATATTTATAATAATAAATTATATTATGGCTGATAAGGGCTTATTTCCAAGATTACAAAGATTATTCTCTACGGATGTTATTATTCGTAATGTAGGGGGTAATCAAGTAAAAACTATTGACACAGATAGAATCCAAACATCAGGAGAATTTGCTACAAATTCATTAATGAGTAGATTACAAGGTGTTTACCAAAACCCAGGTTCTACCTCTCTATATGGTGCTCAGTTCAATATGAACTACCAGTATCTAAGAACTCAACTTTATAGCGATTATGACATTATGGATCAAGATGCTATTGTAGCATCTGCTCTTGATATTATTGCTGATGAGTCTACACTTAAAAATGATATGGGAGAAGTTCTTCAAATAAAAAGCTCCGATGAAGAAATTCAAAAAATTCTATATAATTTATTTTATGATGTTCTAAACATTGAATTTAATCTTTGGAGTTGGACTCGCCAAATGTGTAAATATGGCGATTTCTTCTTAAAATTAGAAATCTCAGAAAAATTTGGGGTATTTAATGTTATACCTTACGCTGCATATCATATTCAAAGACAAGAAAACTTTGACCCAGAAAACCCAACTAAAGTAGTATTTAATTACAACCCAGATGGTTTCTTTGGAGGCAATTCTTCAGGCTATTACCATACTCCTAACCAACAAAATCAAAATGTTATTCAATTTGATAATTACGAGATAGCTCACTTTAGATTATTATCTGATATGAACTATCTTCCTTATGGTCGTTCGTATTTGGAGCCTGGCCGTAAATTATTTAAACAATACATGATGATGGAGGATGCTATGTTAATTCATAGAATTGCTCGTGCACCCGAAAAGCGTGTATTTTATATTAATGTTGGTTCTATTCCACCAAATGAGGTAGAAAACTTTATGCAGAAAACCATTTCTACTATGAAGCGCACCCCATTAATGGATGAACAAACTGGTGAATATAACCTAAAATATAATATGCAGAACCTCATGGAAGATTTTTATATTCCAATTAGAGGTAATGATCAAGCAACTAAAATCGATACTACTAAAGGTTTAGATTACGATGGTATTCAAGATGTAGAATATTTAAGGAACAAACTATTTGCTGCTCTTAAAGTACCTAAAGCATTTTTAGGATACGATGAAAATTTACAAGGTAAAGCTACATTAGCTGCTGAAGATATTCGCTTTGGTAGAACTATTGATCGAATCCAACGCATTATCCTTTCAGAATTATATAAAATAGCATTAGTACACTTGTATTCTCAAGGGTATAGAGATGAACAAATGACTAATTTTGAATTAGACTTAACTACTCCTTCTATCATATATGATCAAGAAAAAATAGCATTATTAAAAGAAAAAGTAGATCTTGCTTCCCAAATGATGGAAAACAAAATGTTCCCAACTGATTGGATTTATGAGAATGTATTCCACTTTAGTGAAGATGAATATGAAGAATATAGAGATCTTATTGTACAAGACCAAAAACGTAGATTCCGTTTAGCTCAAATTGAAACAGAAGGTAATGACCCAGTATCAACAGGACGTTCTTATGGTACCCCACACGATTTAGCCTCCCTATACGGACAAGGTAGAATGGAATCGGATCCAGGTAATGTACCTGATGGTTATAATGAAAAAGTTCCTCTAGGAAGACCACAAGAAAAAGTATCAAATATTAACACACAGGATAACGCATTTGGTAGAGATAGATTGGGTAGAAAAGATATGAAAGTAGATGATCAACCTGGTTTAAAAGAAAGTGCTAAAATTAATTACTCTAAAAACCGTACTTTGTTAGAATCTTTAGAAAAAAATATAGTATTTAATGAAGATAAACAAAAAGAATCGCTCTTAGATGAGACAAAGATTAAAGAGTAATAGATCCTTATATATTTATAATAAATCCTAGGAGGAATGAACATTAAACATTCGAAGTATAAAAATACTGGTATTCTTTTTGAATTACTTGTACGTCAAGTAACTGCTGATACCCTAAATGGAGGTGAATCCCCTGCATTATCAATTATACAAAAATATTTTGTAAAATCTGAATTATCTAAAGAATATAGATTGTATGAAGTTTTAGGGAAAAATACTTCTTTAACAGAAGGTAAAGCTGCTATGGTTTTACAAACTTTAATACAAAATTCAAAAAAATTAAATCGTAGTATTTTAAGAAGAGAAAAGTATAATCTTATAAATGAGATAAAAAAACACTATAATTTAGAATCTTTCTTTAGAACTAAATTACCTCATTATAAAACATATGCGGCATTCTATACCCTTACAGAAATTGAAAATACTGAAGCTTTAGTAGATACTAATCAAATTGTAAATAATAAAGTAACTTTATTAGAGCATTTATCTACATCTAATATTAAAGAAACTAAAGTAGAAGCAGAAGTATTAAAAGATTTCCAATCCTACGATAAAGATACTCGAATGCTTACTTATAGAATTTTAATGGAAAAATTTAATGGTAAGTATACTAATCTACATAACTCCCAAAAAGAGGTACTAAGACAATACATTAATTCAGTTGATTCAACACCAGTGTTAAGAGAATTTTATAATACTGAAGTAGCTAAAATTAAAGCTCAATTAAATGAATTAAATAATAAAGTAAGTAACAAAACAGTTCAAATTAAAATTAATGAAGTAATTTCTTTAATAAATGAACTAGATAAAAAATCAAATGTTACTTCTGAAAATATTGTAAATATCCTCCAATACATTGAATTAGTAGAAGAGTTGAAAGTAGAACATGGCTAAAGTTGGGGATAAAAAGAAAGAAGGTGGAATCGTAACTACAATTACTAATATTGATCCTGAGACTGGTCAAATTACTTGGGACGTAGATTACGATGCTGATTATCTCAAACTATTTAAAGAAATCACAGAAATGCTTGAAACAGCCAAACAGGTAGCTCAAGTAACTAATGAACCTTTCTTTAAAGATTATTACGAAGATATTCGTAAACGCAGAAATGCTTTAAGAACATATTTACGTAACAATAAAACGGAAGAATACGCGCGGATTAAAAGCATGAACGAAACCTCCACTACGGGTGGCACAGCTAGTTTTACCCCAGGTACAGGCGCGCAATACGCAACACCCTTTGCATTCAATAAGAATAAAAAAGCCAAAGGTACTGCTTCAAATTACTATTACAAATTAGGTTTCAAACCCGTAGATAAAAAAAAACTACGTAAACAAGCTAAAGGAATAGAAGTTAAACAGCTATTTGAAAATTAATATGTATAGATATAAATTAAATTTAAAGGAAAGAGACGAAAGTAGAGCAGCATACCAAGAAGAAAGGATTGCAGCTTTTTCTGATATCGAAAAACGTATTAATAATCTCTACCCCCTATTAGATAAAGCTAAAGATGAAACAATAGCCCATTATCAGGAAAATTCTTCATCATATAAAGTATTTTATCCTACTGATTTAATTTTAGATTATATTAAAGATATAGAAGAATTGTTAAAAGATAGATAATGGCTAACTTTAACGTATCAGTAACCCAATCAAATGAACCCCAACCCTCAGGAATTGGGGCTGGGGATTCTACTACTTATACAATTTCAAATCCATTACCATTTTCTTCTTATTTTACTTTAGAGACTGTAAAAAATTCAAATGGAGCTTACGATTCTACTTCTCCCAAAAACCTACAAGGCACCCTTTCAGGAGATAGTGGGATTACAAATATAGTAAGTGATGATTATAAAGCGGGCATAGTAGTATCCCCTGGTGGAGGAGTTTTAACATTTGTTCCTACTAATGCTATTACGGCTGCTACTTTAAGACTACGAGGTACAAGTCCTGGATTTGTTTTTGTAATCCCACCAGCACAATTATTAGTAAATGCATTTGTAGCACGAGTAGAGGCTGATGGTGGAACAGTTGAAAACACCGCATGTGGGACTACTGAAGTTGAATATTTATTAAATAATCCATAATATATGAGCTTTTTTGAATCTGCATCCTTAGTTTTCATATCTGATTTCGCTGCTGCCTCCGCTAGTGCAGTTAGCGGTAGTGGGACTAACACAGGTAAAGCTTATAATATTAAACCCATTGAAGAATTAGGTAGCGAGTTAGTTACTAATGGTGGTTTTGATACTGACAGCAGTTGGAATAAAAATACGGGTTGGACTATTAGCAATGGAACAGCAAATTGCGATGGTACTCAAACAGGTAACTCTTCAATAGTACAGCAAAATGGAGTTTTAGGAGTTTCTCTAAGCATTGAGAATGGGAAAACATACAAGGTAACTCTTACAACTTCCAATATTGTGGCAGGTGCTATTACTTATATTGAAGTAGGAGGTGCTTATAGCAACGATGACATCTCAACCAATGGCACTCATAGTGTCTATGTAACAGCTGCATCAACAAACAACAGAATAACCATAGCTGCAAATCTATCTTTTATTGGTTCGGTAGACAATGTATCAGTTAAAGAATTAACCACACCACTAGCAGACTTTGATTTTGAAAGAGGATCTGATATTACAGCTACTCGTGTAAACTCTAGTGGGTTAATTGAGAAAGGAAGAGGGAATTTTTTGCTTAATTCAAATTTATTTGATAATGGTGGAATCCCTCCAACTGCGTGGACAAAAATTAATGCAAGTTTAACAAGCGGACAAAGTGGCTACGATGGAACAAATAATGCTTGGCTTTTGGAAAACAGCACGGGTAATTTAAATGCTTATGTAAAACAAGACAAAGTTTTTAATAATGTTCAAACTGCATCTGTTTATGCTAAAAAAGGAAATGTTGATTACATATATTTACGATTAGGGGGTTCTTCATCAAGGGGAATTTATGTTAACTTATCAAATGGTACGCTTTCAAGTCAATTTGGAGACATAATTGATTATAAAATAACCCCAATAGGTAGTAATGGTTGGTATAGAATAAGCGTAACTTATGATGGTAATTTATCTAACTTTAGAATATACCCTTCTGCAGCGGGTGGTACTTCTACATCTTTAGGAGACAACATTTATATCCAAGATGCTCAATTAGAACAAGGTTTAGTAGCAACAGACTACATCGAAACAACTACAGAACCTTTAAGAGCAGGAATATTAGAGGATGAACCAAGATTTGACTATCACAATAGTGCTTCTGCTACACCTAACACTTCCCCATCATTGTTGTTGGAGCCGAGTAGGGATAATTTGATTGGTCATAGTGAATACTTTGGAGGTTATTCCAATGCTAATTCAACAGATGAAGCAAACGCTACAACAAGTCCCGAAGGACTAACAAACGCTACATCTTTCTTAGAGGCAGCTACAACAGGTCAACATAAATTAACGACATCATACGGGTTTGATGGTTCAAGCACTTACACCTTTAGTATTTTTGCGAAATCAAACGGAAGAGATTTATTTATTGACACCCAAAATTCAAACGAATGGGGTGGTCGTGCTTGGTTTGATTTGACCAACGGAACAGCTAATGCGGTTTTAGGAACTGCAAACATTGAAAATTTTGGTAATGGTTGGTATCGTTGTATTGTTACGGGTGCATCTACTTTAGCAGGAGGAAACTTTATTGAATTACTTACAAGCGATGGCTCAAATAATTCAACGACTGGAGATATTACAAAAGGCGTTTATATCTATGGAGCACAACTAGAAGAAGGCTCTTACCCAACATCTTACATTCCCACTTATGGTACTGCTGCTACTAGGGGCGCTGATTTTTTTGATTCAAATGCTGATTTTACAAACTTCTTCGAAACCAATCAAGGAACTATTTATATAGAAACCGCTGAAAGGCTATTTGAAAATGAGACTAACAATGAAACCTTTATTGGGTTTAGAGAAGATAGCAGTGGTAACTATTGGAGAATAATTGGTAGAGATCAACAAGTTTTTGTTCAATGTATTGGTTGGGCTAGTTCCATAACTTATATTTATGGTGGTACAAATCCTACTAAGTATTTATTTAAATGGGATGGAACAAATGTTAGCTTTTATATTGATGGGGCTTTGATAGGAACTGCAGCACAAACCGCAACATTTAGTCCTAACGCTTTTGGTAGAACTGGGGCAGGTGTATCTATGTCTTCTCAAGAATTACTTAAACAATTTGTTTTACTCCCTACCGCCATATCCGACACCGACTGTGAAATCCTCACAGGAGCAACAACATATTCATCATTTACAGCAATGGCATCAGCATTAAATTATACAGTATATGAATAATAGAGCATCATTACAACTTGGTGGAGACAATTGG